TCCTTTAAAATACCGCACCATTACGGCCATGTGTGGGGATCATCCCCTGTCGTCTACTACTAACTAAACAACGCCCTTATTATAACACATCCAACTGCGAATGTCAACTACTTTAATGCGTTTCTGCCCAATTATTTCCAACTTTATAATCGGAGTCCAGTTCACACTTGAAATTCAATACCTTCTGTGTTCTATACATAGCATCTTTCGTTATCTGACTGAACCTTTGTATGTCTGGCTTGGCTACTTCAAACTGATATTCATCATGTACTGAAGCTACCAGCTTGGCATCTAGTCCAGCCTTCCGTACCTTCTTGTCCATCTCTACCAGCCATTGCTTACACACGATAGCCCCCGCTCCTTGTAAGAGAGTATTCAGTGCTGCGTGTTCATGTCTTATCTGTAGATGTCTACCATCCAATCCTTTCAACCATTTCTGTTTGGATGCTTCTTGTATATTAGATCGTAAGACACGTAAGGCTGGCATATTCTTGAGGAACTTTTTAATAAGAGTTTGTCCTGATCCAGCGGAGCCGCCAACTATCTTGCCTATCTTGGCAGGGCCAGCACCATATAGAAAGGCATAGATGAAAGTCTTTGCCTGATCTCTAGTCNTTAGTCCCGCTGCTTTCTGATTGGCNGTATGTACATCACCTGTAAGAACTTCATCAGTAAACTTTGGGTCATTCATATAGTGGGCAAGGCAACGTAGTTCCAGACCAGAAGCATCAGTGCCGACTAGCTGATGTGTCTCTGGATTGGATACCGTCCATAGACTTCTACACTCCTTACCGTAGGGGCTATAGACTGCCGGAACCTGTGCCATATTAGGACTATGGTGGGCCATGCGACCTGTTACAGTACGAAGGGTAAGCACCTTTCCATGTACACGCTCACTCTCATCACACTCCTGTATCCAAGACTTGAGAAGACCTGTTCTCTTTTGTAGTAGGAAGTATCTGCTAAACATCTCTGCTTCTGGTAGATTCTTAATCTTGGATAGGACTTCCTCATTAACAATAATATTCTTTTTATCTGTGAACTTTGTAGGTTTCCATCCCAACTCCATGAGGCGTTCAGCTATCTGCTTGCGGCTTGCTATGTTGAATGGTATCTCCTTAACCTTTGTCTTTAACTGTATCTCTCTGGGAGGAAAGTTCTGATCAGCCCAATCCTCCATCGTATACATCTCGTCCTGTAGTCTAGCAAGGAGCAACTGACCCTCCATTATATTAAATGCAAAGCCATTCTCCTGTTGCTTGTCTACAATAATTCTTACATCTCTTTCTAAATTGTATGCTTGGTCTGTCCAGTTCTTGCCCTCCTCCTCAAGCTGAGAAGCAAGCTTCCTCGTAAGTTCCGCATCACGCACACAATAGAGAAGCATGTCTTGACTGTATTCATTAAAGCTATCTATCTCCAGTTTTTTATAACTCAATCGCTTACCCCAAGCCTCAAGAGAGTGACCNCCATCACGTATGGGGTTGTATAGTTGGGATTCAATAAGAGTATCCCTGACCTGATTAGGTCTTATGTTTGTACCAAGAAGTCTATTTAATACAGGGGCATCAAAGCTAAGTCCATTATGCATTATGAATTGGTCTACTTGCTTTGACCATTCTTTAAATCTATGACAAGAATCTAGTACCCACTGCCATGTCTGACCTGTATAATAGTTCTGTGCTACAATGCAGTGTATCTTTGTTGCATCAAGCTTGTCTGTTTCTATATCAACTATTGCCTTCATGTTTCATATCCACCAAGTAAGCATCACCTACGTTTATATGGAAAAACTTCTCACCTTTTCTTATCCTTCGGTTAGATACCTCCCTCACATCGGAGTTCATAACGGTATCACCGTCTATGTGCCATGCCTTTAGACAGTCCTCACGGAACACTACAAAGGTAAGCAGGTCATCAGGACAATCAGCCTTCCATTTCTTTAGCAGTCTTGACTTCCTGTAGGGTATCCGTATCTCTCGCCAAGATGGCGGCCAATCACCTCTCCACTGAGACTTCATCTCCACTTCATAGAGATGCCTGGGCAGACCTTCATCCACCTCAGATATTAGATCAAAAGAATATGTTTCATCACTTTTAATTCTACAATGATCCTGTTCCTTCAGCCATCCAATCATGGCCTTCTTTGCTTTTGTATCTGCTCTATCGTAAGCAGATTGATCAAAGGCTTTGGTCACGCCTAAGTTATTCATGTGCGTTTTCCTCTTCCAACTGTTTATAAAATTCACCTACTGCAACAATTTGTTCAGGGGTTGCTGATGTTTTAATAGAATTTGCTAAGCTTGATACCCAAATTACATTACCTTTTTCATATCCCTTTGAATTATCAATGCGATCAATACTTGGAGAATTAAACCTTCCACCCTGGTCCCCTGTTTTAAAAGGTATCTCTAGTATGGGACATTTCTTATCTTGTGGAAAAATTTCTTTTAAGTATAACCAATCAATAACACACTCTTTATTTATTTTTCTGCCCCTTTTTCTTATATTTTCAATTCTACTTTTAAAGAATCTTTCATGGTCCATATCTAAAGTTTTCAGGTGATTCATTCTGCTGTGTTGTTTATATACATCTGGGTTCCTTGCTATGGCTCTTCTTTTAATTTCTCTCCTATGCTCCATAAACTCTTTATTATTTTTGTTTTTACTATACCATTCATTGGAAGACATCAGTCAGTATCCTCCAGAAAGGGGTTATCGATCTGTGTCATACGTCCTGTATCTTTATTGTAGTGTAGGTAGCAAGCTACTCCTGTGTCTCCAGTGTATCTATTCTTTAATATCCTAACCGTAGTTGTGTTGGCTTCTATTTCATCGTCTGCTTGCTGGTTTCTTTCCAAGGCTATGACACTATCAGAGAGGTGTGCAATACTGGCTGAACCTCTAAGATGTGAGAGCGATACTTCTCTACCGTCCTCATGCCCTCTGTCACCTGATGGCCTACGGAGATGTGATACAAGTAGCAGACCTATGCCCGTCTCTTCTACCAGAGATCGTAGCTTGGTCATGAGAATATCAATAGACTTACGCTCATCGCCATTGTCCTCCTGTCCACTGACAAGGATACTGAGATGGTCAAGCACCACCCATTTAATATCAAGAGCCTTTGCCATGTATCGTACACGATCAAGTATCTCATCGTTCTCCACTGAACCAAAGTGATCGAAGGCAAAGAACCTTCCTGATCCTACGGTATCATCGAACCAATCCTCTATCTGTTTGGGGGTATACTTCTCCCGTATCTCACGTATGTATAGTCTAGCGTCTGCCTCTACCGACATGATGTTCCATGCTGTGTTCTTGGTGTTCTCCTCCAATGCAAGGATACCTATGTTGTCCTTTGTGTTATGCATGAGATGATACATTAGTTCCCGCATGACACTTGACTTACCCATACCAGCACCACTGGTGAAGCAGACCAGTTCACCTGTCCTCATGCCATAGGTTTTCTCATTCATCTGAGGCCAAGGATACATACAAGTCTCGCTGTAATCCTCTTCAAACAAACTTCCTCTAAGATCTTTAAGGTTTATAATACCTGCTGGTGTATATGTCTTTGCATTCCACCAAGCTTGAGTGAACTTCTCTCGCTGACCTGTCTTGAGATATTCGTTGGCATCTTTCAATTCAAGATTCATTATCTTGCACTTGTTAGGCTCAAACAATCTCGCTACTTTCTCAGCGGCCACTCGTCCTGGCTTGTCATTATCAAATGACAGTACGATTGTTTCAAACTTGTTAAGATATTCAAGTGCGTCCTTACAATTCTTGACGGCTGATGTTGCACCATTCTTCAGTGAGATGCTGGGCCACTTCGATCCCATCAGTTCATAGGCACTCATGGCATCTAGTTCACCCTCACATATGGTAATGAACTTACCACCCTGATTGAAAAGATTCTGTCCAAACAGAACACAATTAGATAGATCACCCTCAGACCAGAAGGCTTTGTCTTGTGTGCGCCTAAACTTTGATGCTACATGATCACCCGAACTATTGTAATATTTATATTTGTGGTGGTCTATTACAGTACCGCTTCTGCTAATACCAACACCATATTTTCTACACGTTTCCAAGCTAATCCTGCGATCAGTAATGGCTGAGTAGGTGAAGGTTTGATTTGAAAGTTTATCCATTTTTACAACCTTTGGTTCGGCCTTCATAAATTCTCCTGTGTTCTTATCTATTCTTCCGTGGGTGTTGCAAGCATAACAATGTGTTTGACCGTCATCATACAATGCCTTGGCATCGCTTGAACCACAGTTCTCACACGGAGTATACTTTACAAAGTTATTGTCTGATTTATGTTCTGGCATTCTACCATTTTCCTTTGCTCATGTCAAGTAATTCTTGGCATAGTTCTTTTCTGTAACCCATGATCTCCTTTTCCATTGATACAAGTGTTTCTATTTTATCAACCCTATCCATCTTTCTCCAAGCAGATTTAAAAGATAGCGTAGGCTGTGCCTTATCTCCACTACTATAGATTTCTAAGAGTACGTCCATTTCCTTTAACAACTCCTCCTCTCTTGATTGAATAAATTTTATCACTCCTGGCTCCAAGATGTTGCGTGAGTAGTTCTCTGTTCTTGAGTTCTTCTTCCGCTTGTCTCCTAGTTTTAAAGCTCTGAATAACCACATCACCATAGTCTTTCCTTAAAATTATATCCCACATAAAGCTCTCCATGATATAGGGAATAGTCTTTCCATTTCTTTTCCAATAGGTAATACTATTCTATTAGTTTCAAGTTGAGTGTCTTTACTTTTACGTAAACCGTACACTCTCGCAAACGCCATAAGTGTACCAGACCAGTACCATTCGGTCAACATACTCTGTGGTAGTATAGCTCTGGCTTGCTCTGCACACACTCCCATCTTTAACATTGCTTTGTAAGCGTCAGCACAGTGTCTCTCTGCATCAGAAAATATATAGTTTACAAGACTTTGTGATTTAACTTCCACTGGTGACGATCCCTGCTTAACATCATCAGCACCTTGACGCCAGTAAGTAGCCATCCAAAACTCAGGATCAGTCTTGACATACCTACGACTAACCTCATTCCATACCAACCCTACCTGATGTTTAGCTAACTGTCTTGCTACAAATACAGGTGCTTTAATTCTGAACTGTGCAGAGCAGTGACCGAAAGGTGTCCAGTGATTGTGCTTTGCAAGATATTTTATTAGCTTCTCATCCTTTGCTGATAGGTATCCATCTACCTTACCACCAAAAGGTATTGAATCCCAATCTGATTCTTTGTCAAAGGATACTCTTGCTGCATTGACTACGGTAAGATCCGTACCCATGTGTGTTATTAATCTAACTGTCACGATATGTCTCTGCCCATAGATTATCTACAAAATCTTCTTNATCTTGCATGATCTCGTCAGCCTCAATTCGGGCAAGCTTTCTAGCTTCCTTCTGGTTGTACCCTTCTTCACTATACTGGCGTACCAGATCACGGAACACAGCGTTCCTCTCTTTCTGCCATAAATTCTTAGCCATTAGTCTTCCCCTAAGTCCTCAAAAAATTTATCAATATCTTTAGGATCATTTACGTTATATCCATTTTCCTTCATAAGATTCCACAGTTCTTTTGAGTACCCATAAGCTACCCTATTTCTTTCTTCTTTCTTTAGAACATGATCTTGAAAGTTATATATCTTTCTCATATAGTTCCACCCATTGTGATCTCTTATTGACTTCTTGTTTAGCTCTTGATAGATCTTTCATTAATTCTTTTATAGCTTTATCTTGTGTATCAGTTATTTTTTTTAATTGTTTAACCTGTTTTCTCAGTGCTTCTAATTCATTCATAATCTACTCCATATTAAGGGTATATTATACACTATTTTTTAACGTGTGTCAAGATAAAAAATATGTCTGCCTAGCTGACCTAATTCCATAAACGTATGAGACAGTCTCCAATGTGGACGTACATAGGTAGCATGGTAATGTGTAGCACCTACAGTTGCCTCTACTATCACACCACTTATAGCCATTTCTGACACAGATATTGCCGTTTTAAGTGCTTCTATTTCTTTCATCCTCTCTGGCTTGCCATCACACCGATAGGAAAACATACATTTATGTCTGATAGGCTGACCTTTTTTATTATATCTTCCTTGATGTTCAACATTACATATTGTGCTGGGAAACCTCTCATCTCTTACCCTTTCAAGTACAACATTAGCCACTGCTAACTGTGCTACGAAGGGCTCTGATCGTGCCTCGTAGTATACCGCTTCAACTAAACAGTTAAGTTCGCTGGCCTTAACCGTTGAAAACATTACACAAATCCCTAAATATACTAGAGCCATTAAGAAGAATATCTTTCTCATTAGTGTAGTCCTTGTATTGTTATGTCGTAGGGAAATCCAAACTCCATTTCATGCACCCCCGCTGAAGAAAGAAACCTTGCCGCTTCCTCCTTTGTTTTAAAAGTTTTAACGGCAGTGCCTTCCTCATTTATCATGGCGTCTACCCCTTCAAAGCCATACTCAGGTAGTGCTTGTACGATTATGTATGTCATTTATTGTCCCTTGAACAAGAAATAAAATCTATTACTTTGACAGACAGAAGATTGGCTACTATGCCTGATTTTTTCTGGTACTCCCAGTGAACAAGTTGAGTATCAACAATAACCGTACTTCCATTACCTANCAATCTCCCATCCCAAGGATTGTTTTGTGCATCCCAAACGGTAGGAGGACTTCTCTCATATTCTTTAATAGAAACTTCCCCGCAACACGGGCATATAACTTCCTTTCGACCTATTACCATCTTCTTAATCCTANNAAAATCTCCCATCTCAGTCCCTCGATTTTTTATATCCAAACCAAGCTCTCTAATTAATTTTGCACTACCTTTGTCAGGATGTAAATCAAGTTGCCATATTCCTTTAGATTCAAACTTAGTATCAGGTTCTATTATAGATGCAAAATAACATTCACCAACTAATGTTACAACATTATTTTTATCTTTGTCTTTAGGCTTAGTTATACAGTCACTACATATTATACTGTCCATTAGTTGTCTCCACTCTTAGGTCTTTTCATAGATGTTGAGGCATGATACTGAGAGATATTAGATTGAAAAATATCCCTCAGCAACTTCATTACATCACTCATGCCGCGACGAGTTCATTCCAGTGTGGTGACGCCAGCATTTTACGTACCTTCTCCTCACGCAGTGGCT